GACGAATTTATTTCTCAGGTAGCAACCGAGCTTGCCAAAAAGAAGAAAGGTGTAGTTTCTAGATACACTCACCCCAGCCAAAGTGCTGATGGGTTAAGCCGAGGCTTAGGCCGAGTCGAGTTCCGAAGCTCAGGCGACGGGAAGGTTCGCGGAGACCTCCACTTCTATAAGTCTGCCCACAAATCTCCAGATGGCGACCTAGCTGGTTTTTTATTAGAGTTGGCGCAAGAAGACCCTGAGTCTTTCGGTGCCTCTATCGCTTTTTCGCGAGACATAGAAGCAGAGCAGCAGTTTTCAGAGGCCAACCCCTCATCTCCCGATTCAAGAAATGTTAACAACTACCCTCATGTCCGGCTTGGCGAACTGCGCTTTGTAGACATAGTAGACCAACCCGCAGCAAACCCTGACGGGCTGTTCCATAAGGATAAGACGTTTGAGGCAGCTAATCAGCTCATATCATACGCTTTCGGACTATCTAAAGAGAAACCCACTGAGCAAGTTTTTGGTGTCGATGCAGACAGGCTTGCACAATTCACATCACGTTTTCTTTCCACACAAGGATTAGAACTTATGAAGATTGATTTTGCTGAAGGGCAAGAGCCTATTGAAGACGCTCTTTTTGCCGAAGAAGCTCACGCTGAAGAGGCTTCTACCGAAGAAGCTACTATTGAAGATACTTTTTCTGAAGAAACTGTCATCGAAGAGTTTGAAGAAGAGGAGGCGCAAGAGTCTAGCTGCGAATCTGAAGAGGACTGCGATTGCGAAGAGGCCCGCGATGAAGAGCCCTCTCCAGAAGCGATTAACTCCGAAAACAGCCACGACCCATCAAAGGCCCCCTTCAGCTCACCCCTCAACGAGGACTACAAAGCTGGACTTCAAGAGTACATCACAACATTTGGAAAAGAGGCTGGCGTAGATTTTTATCTAGGAGAGGTCGACTTTTCTGAAGCGCAAGGCCAGTTTATTGCAGCCCAAAAACAGGAGATTGAAAGGTTGCGACAAGAACTATCTGTCGCTCGCCAAGAAGAACCTTCTGCGCTTTCTGTAGGGAGCGAGGACGACGTAGTAATTAAAGGTAAAGGTCTAGCTAACAAGATTCGCTTTGCCTAATCAGACACCACTTTTTTGCTTACCTCGTGTTGGTAAGCACCACACACTTTTTTATTTTAGGAGCCTTTAAAATGGCAGATGACCTATTAACAATTTCCGACCTCGTATCTGACGCGCTTGACCTTTCCGGTGAAGAGCTAAACGAGGTAAAAGCTGCGGCACCCGTAGTGTCAATTCTTCCCGCTATCGAATCGTCCAATGGGCTTTTCCACAAATATAGCGTTTTAACTCAACTGCCGGATGTGGATTTCCGCGCAGAGTATGCTGGTCGCGATTTCGACCATTCGGTAGACAGCATCCGAAGCCTTGAGCTAAAGCACCTCGATTTCTCTTGGAACGTCGACGTAGCTGTTGCGCAAGCTTGGAAAAGGGGTGGTAAAGAAGCTCTGATTGCGAGAGAAGGACGACGACACGTCATGTCCGCTCTCTTCACACTAGAGACCCAGTTCATTAACGGAACTGTCGGCGGAAAAGCTGGCGGATTCCTAGGACTTGCCAACAACGGCAACCTCGACAACCTATCTTCGGACATGGTTATCAACGCTGGCGGAACCGGCGGCTCTTCGGCGTACCTAATGCGAGTTGGCGATGCAGAAAACTGCATGGTCTACAAAGGCGAAGGTGCGGCAGTTGAGCTGGGCGAGACTCGCATTCAAGATACTCTTGACAGTAGCGGCAAGCACTTCCCGTCTTTCTACACCCCAGCAGGCAGTTGGTTCGGCGCTCAGTACGGAGCCCTCTACTCAACAGCTCGTATCTGCAACATCGACGCATCAAACCCAATGACCGACGATTTAATTTTCGCAGCTCTTGAGCGATTCCCTGCCGGTGCTGCTCCAAACGTCATCATTATGACTAAGAAGACCCAAGAGCAGCTTCGCAAGTCGCGAACAGCAACTAACGTAATCGGCTCGCCAGCCCCTATGGTTGACAACGTCGCTGGTATCCGTATCGTCACGACTGACGCTATCAGCAACTCCGAAAGCGCAATTAGCTAGTGACCAGTCCTGCTAAGCACGCATTTAACGCTGCTAGGAAAGCACAGAAGTCCATTGGTGGCTGTAAAATAGCTGTCTCTAGGGGTCTTAGGACTTCAGAGACAGTTATTGCCACCGTTGGCACTTCTTCTTCAGTTACCTATGAGGACGATGGGACTACAGTATACACCAAGTCTAGAGACTACTACATTGACGTAGCAGATTATATCTTCACTGGCGATGCTTCCGTTTCTCGACCTGCTAGGCACGACGTCATTACTGAAGTCGTGAACGGCGAACCATTGACATTCCAAGTTACCGCAATCGCTGCGGAGGAGCCTTACGTTTTCCATGGCGAACAGAGAACTGTTTTCCGTGTACACACTAAGGAGGTATAATGAGTTCTATAGCAGTGCAAATAGTAGACGCCGTAAAAGCAAAACTAGAAGAGACGACTTTTGGTACTTGCGTAATTGAGCGGCACATTCTCCCAGAAGTGGAGAAGTCTACTGATTTAAAAGCGAACCCCAAGATAATCGTTACTGTGCAAGGTAAAGAGATTCGCGAGTTTGATAGAGTTAACGAACTACTCGACTACTCAATCGGAGTCGCACTTCACCACCCTTGTTCTGAAGCGAGTGACTACGACACAGCCATCGAGCTGTGTGAGGGAATCCAGAACCATCTGGCAGACCCCAACAACATGCAATTAACAATCGCTAGCGGCGAAGTTTCTCTTGTACTCCCATACGAGATGGACGCCATCTACGACATTCAGATGTTACGAGAAGCGAACATATTCTTCTCCGTTACCGATTTCACCTACACCCACAAACGTAAGAGGACAACCTAATGAGTTGTGAACTAGGCTTAGACGCCAAATTTTACTACGAAGCCGCTCTAGACGCTGGCACACTTGCCACCGCTTCTTGGACCGAAGTTGACGTAGCCCGTGACGTTTCGACTGACGCATCTGCTGATGAAGCTGATACTTCCGACCGTCGCTCCATTTTTAAGACAACCTGCCCCTCCCTGCTAACTCTTGAGTCTTCAATGACGATGACTTACGAAAACGGCGACACTAAGATTAAGGACTTGCGCGACCAGTTTTTGGCTCGCAAGCCTGTTCTTATCGCCGTCATGGACGGACCTATTGCTACAACTGGTAGTGAAGGGTTTGTTTTCTGGGCAAACGTATACAGCAACTCTTTCGCTCAGCCTTTGACTGACGGATGCACCGTAGACGTTACCTTCCGACCAGCAGTTCCCCCGTCTGGAGACTCAACAACAACCCCGCAGTGGTACGTTGTTAGCTAGTTCCGAAGGGACAACCTTAATAGCCCATCACGGTGGTGGGCTATTTTTTGCTTTAACGGAGATACTGATATGATTCCAGAAGCATTACTAAGAATGCAACCTCACACAATAGTCGTACTCAACAAAGAGTTGGCAGAGGCGATAGGCTTCCCCCGTCGAGTAGCCGTGAGAGACCTACAAGACTATGTAGAAAAGCAAACTGAAGTGGTTAGAGTCGAGCAAGACGAAATCATGGAAGTTATTGAAGAAGACCTTACAGAATTCTAACTTTGAATCGGGGAGATTCCAAATGAGCGATTTACCTAAGAACGTATTCGTTGACTCTAAAGACCGACACTGGTCTCTTGTCATCACCGTTCTAGAGTACCAGAAGATGAAGCAGGAGCTAAACGTAGACATCGGAAATATTTTCAATGACGAAAGTTGGCTCCAAAAACTTGTATCCATGGAAGACGTCACGTTTTTCTTACAGTTGATTGGTATACTGACAGATAAAGAGCGTGAGCGAGAAGGTATCTCGATGGAAGACTTTTATGAAGGCTTCGATGGCGATACGATGCAAAACTCGGCTGAAGCCTTAGTGGAGGCCATCATAAATTTTTCACATCCCAGTCGCAGAGAAGCACTTCGCAACCTAGTGGACGCGACGAACGAGGGACTGAACGAACTGGGGAGAGTAGTGGCGGAGCAGACTCTTCGGAACAAGGAGGAGATGATGGCTCAGATGGAGCCAGCGATTCAGAAGGAGATGAAGAGCAACTAACGGCTCTTGAGGTCGAGGAGTTTTTATTTAAATCTGCTGGGGCCATAGGCGTAGAGCCTTGGTCCTTTCAGTTTTGGCAGCTACTCCTCATGCGGGAGGGAGCAGAGCGTGAAAGGTGGGAGCGTCTTTCTTTTCAGCTCTTAACACTTTCTAAGTTCGTTGGAAGTAAGGACACTAAGCAAGAGGACTTCGACAAGTTTTCCATGATAGACAAGCCACAGAAGGCTAAGAAGGTGGAAACCAAGTCCGCAATGCGAACACTTAAACATCTATTCCCACAGAAATAGGAGATGACATGCTGTCCGGCCTAATGAATAGCCCAACAATGCCTAAGAGCATTAAGGTTTCAATCTCTATTACCATGCCATCTTATACGGGCATAGGAAGACGGATGGCTTTGTCAAACCGCAGTATCAGGAAATGGAGCGACGACCTTTCTAGAGGTGAGATTCGGGAAGCTCGAAAGCACCTCAGGGGGGCCGCTGCCTATTGCCGCACTGTAATGAGAAGAGGATTCAAGAAAGGTTCTGTCAAGAAGAAACCATCTAAATTTTCAGGCAGAAGTGCCCAAAAAAGAGCTACCTCCACCGCGAGGACTCGCTCCAAGCCACCAAGAGCCCCGCACTATCACACCAAGGGCAGGCAATGGGGCATTAGGACGATTGTCTTCACTAAGCTAGACCCAGACACATACGCAATCGGACCCAAACAGTTTAAATCAAAAGGTTCTAAGAATAGTCGATTCAACATCCCTGAGATGCTTGAGTTTGGTGGGACCGGAAAAGTAAAAACATTATCAACAGACCGCACCGCTGAAGTACAAAGCGTGTGGAGCAGGATTACGGGGAGTGGCGGTA